TATCTTTATTTGTTTCAAATATCATTATAATATTCCTCCTTTTCTATTATTATTAGAAAAATATTATAATTTAATTATTACGTTCCGTCCAAGTTGTCTGGAACATTTATTAAAATATTAAATATCCACCCCGGCTCTCCCACTCCGGCGCCTACCCAAACTTAATTTTTCTTTAATATATTTTTTTCTTCTTTTATTATTTTATAACCAAATTTTTCTAATAATTCTTCAAAAGTTGTTTGACTATTATTTGGTACATATATTCTGCAAGCTAGTTCATATGCAATTGCGTTAATTACATGTTGATTTTCTTCCTCACATAAGATATGAACCAATTTTGATGTTGGTACTGTTTTTAGATTATTCATATCTTACCTCCTAAAAATGGTGGGGGTGGTGGGACTCGAACCCACACGGTCTATCGACCCTCGGATTTTAAGTCCGAGGCGGCTACCAATTACGCCACACCCCCAAAATGGTGGACGAGACTAGAGTCGAACTAGTTCCTTTAGATTTTCAGTCTAACGCGCGCACCGGCTACGCCACTCGTCCAAAAACATGATGAAAATTCATCATATATTTATTTATTATGCAACTTTAGCTAATTTGTTTAATGCTTTTTGAGTTCTACGACCAGACCCTGCAGGATGAGCTTTTACAAACTCTGCTGCCGCTTCTTTTAATTCTTTACTTTTTGGAGTAAGATATTTAGATGCCATAGGATTACTTTTTAATTTTTTATTAGTTTTTCCTTTTTTATCTAAATTAGCTTGTGTAATTTTATATTGGTCATCTCCATTATGAGAAGCACCTTTTTTTCTTTTAGCCATAATTCATTCCCTCTTTCTTATTTGGCACAGCGACTAGGGCTCGAACCTAGATCATCGGTTTTGGAGACCGAGGTCCTACCATTGAACGATCTCTGCATATAAAGGCTAGCTATATCATACTTCAGCTGTCAATTCCCCGTCGGATGCGGTTCAGTTTCGTGCAATCACTCTTACGAGCTGCTTTATATTAATAGCTATTTCCAATTAACCTTATTTTACATGGCAGGGGCTGTAGGACTCGAACCCACACCCGAGGTTTTGGAGACCCCGCTCTTACGGTTTTGAAGACCGATGTGCTGCCATTACACTAAGCCCCTATAATGTACCATCTCTAAGTTTCATTAGTCTTGAACAAAATTCCTGTTCTGTTAAAACAGTTTCTTTTTTATTAGATTTACCAATAGAATGAGTAATTATTGCATTTTGTGTAGATAATAATGCTTTTTTAAATGTTTCATTTTTAAATAATTCCTTATAAGCTCTATCTAATAAATCTTGATATTCTTGACTTTCTCTTTGATATTCTGTACCTAGCCAATATAAAATTTGAGTTTTATACCATTTTTTAGGTTTGCCTTTAAATTTTGCAGCCTTGCCTACTAAAGAGCAAACATATTTTTGCATTTCAATATCTTTAAATTTTAAACTTTGTAAAAAACCTTCCATTGAATTGCATTGTATGCCGTCAATTACAAAAGGATGTGGGCAAAAATTTGATAAACTTGATGCAGGATAACCGCAACCACTTTTAATATCCATTTTAATCACTCCTTTTCTATATATATTATATTATATTTTTATATAAAAATCAAAAAATTATGGAGGACCGAGTTGGGATCTAACCAACGATAATGAGGTTGCAGCTCATTGCCTTAACACTTGGCTACCGGTCCAAAATGGGGTGACCACTGAGAATTGAACTCAGATAACTAGGGCCACAACCTAGCGCACTACCATTGTGCTATGGCCACACCACCATATTTAAAATATATTTAATTACAGTGGTCTAGCAATAGCTAAAACCATAAGTCATGAAAATATTTAATAAATAATTGCATACCATATTTAATTTGTTTTTGTTTATTTTTAGATACTCTTTTCTTCTCCTCAATAGAATCTGATTTACAATCATCTTTTTGAATATATAATCTAAATGCTTTTATCATTTTATCTAAAATATTTTCCCATTGTTCAAAAGTCAAATATGCTGGATTTCCAACTAAACAATGCTCTTTAAAATAACATAAATGAGAATATATATAACAAGCAAGAGAGTAATCTAAACTCCAAAATTCACAAGGTTTAAAACCTTCTTCATCTTCCATATAACGAGAGTCATCAAGATTAAATTCATCTTGAAAAGGAAAATCATTTTCTTCTATTCCTATTTCTTTTAAATAATGATTATATTTTACCATAATAAACACTCTCCTTTTTAATGGTGGCTAAATAAGGGCGGCAATCCTCGCTGTAAACCCCGCTATCTCCGCCTGACAATATTGCTTTGTGCCTTATTTTAAACAATATCCAAATTATTTAACCTAGATACGCCTATTGTTTACAGACTAAAGGCCGCGTATCATTTTAAATGTTTTTTCTATTTTTTCCCAATCTTTATTACCAAACATTCCACATAAATATTTCTCAAATAAATTATAATAACAAATAGTTAAATAAGTATCATTCATTTTTTCTTTATATGTATCATTTAATGATAATAAAGTATAATTAGGTTTTAAACTTACTATTTTATCCCATACAGAATTCATAGTTCTAATTTTTCTATTAGTCATTTCTTCTCTTAAATAATAAGCATAAGAAATAAAATTATCATAATCATAATCTAATACAAAATTTACTAAAACATGATTAGGAGTTCCATTTTTTTGAATAGCTCCTGCAATAGCAGATAACTCTCTCCATTGAGATACTATATGTTGTTGCGGCAACACTTCTATTAATTTTGTATGCCAAATACGCATATATTTTTCCTTCTTTCTTAATATATTATATAATATATTATTTAAAAAATCAATGGCGCTTGGTGCTGGATTCGAACCAGCGGACCGAGAAACTCGATCGACGGATTAGCAATCCGTTGGTTTAAGCCATCTCACCCAACCAAGCATCTGGTGTAAAGTTAGAAAATTGAATTCTAAATATATAAAAAAGTGCATATATAAATTAAATTACATATGCACTAGATTCCAAATGGTCCTCGCTCTAGGACTCGGACCTAGGACCCCTTGCTTGTAAGGCAAGTGCTCTAACCAACTGAGCTAAGCGAGGATATTTTTAGCTCTATATTAATGAGCTAAATTAAGATATTGTAATAATATTTTCTCTTGTTTCTGGTTTATCTTCTTTTAATTTAATATTGATATATAATAAACCATTTTTCATATTTGAAGTTATATTATTTAAATCACAATTTTTAATATCACAATTAAATTTTGAATTAATAGTATAAATTTTTCCTGTTATTTTATCTTCAGTTTTACCTGAAATTAAAATATAACCTTTTCCATTAATTTCTTTTGCGACTAATTTAATATCTTTTTTATCTAAACCTAATACATTATGTACTATTGTAATAGAACCATCTTTATTGTTAATTATAGAATATGGATGCATATCCTTTTCTTCTCTATTAAATTTGTAAAAACTCTTATCTCAATCTAAAAGATTGAATAAATCATCAAAAATAAAATCATTCATAAATGAACCTCCTAAAAATAAAATATAAAAATAAAATTTAATATAGAGCTAAAATCTATATATAATCCGCTGAGCATCCTATTGACTCGCTTACATCATGCGGGATCTCTATTGTTTATTTGCTGGCAGAATTTTAACCATTAACCATAGCGAATTTAAAACAAATGGTTGCACCGCTAGGGTTCGAACCTAGAAAATAACGCGGTCAAAGCGCGTCGTGTTGCCATTTCACCACGGTGCAATAAATTAGGGAATAAAATCCCTAAAGTTTTACAGTATTCAACTTCTTGATGCCTTGAGCGGCAATTTTTCTTTTTATTAATGCCGCCATTTTTCGCTCAATATTAGTCAATTTATTTAATTTATGTTGCCAATATTTTGCTAAAAGATGTTTGCCTTCAAATTCATATTGATAAACTTTCAGCGCAGCCTTCTCTTTCTTTTCAATTAGTCTCTTACTCATCTATAAAATCGTTCCTTTCAAAATTGGTGGAGAGTAAGGGAATCGAACCCTTACCGCCTGATTGCAAGTCAGGCATGCTAGCCGTTATCACTAACTCCCCATAAGGACAGCCATTGTAGTGCACTACTTTTCTACTTATTCCCGCTAAAGAATGTTCGAGGGATAATGGTCGAGTACCCCTATGTATTATTATAAACACAAAATGGTGGCGGCAATAGGATTTGAACCTATGACCTGCGGGGTATGAATCCGCTGCACTAGCCAACTGTGCTACACCGCCATAGCTCGCGCCTTTCTCATAGTTTCACACGGAATACTTGAGCTTTCACGGTCAGTCCTAAAACTTCCGAGGGCATTAATTAGGCATTGCCGCCTTTTTAACGATTTCTATTTTTCCTATATAATCAAATATTTTAAATGTAATAAATTTACCTCCATTAATAGTATGTTCAATACCCATTTTAGTAAATTCATTACTAATATCTTGAATTATTATATCTTTTGTTTCATCTCTAAAAGCTTTTTTGCCATCATTTAATAGCATACTTTTAGCTTCTTTTAAATCTAATAAATAGATTTTATCATTTAATAAAACTATATTTAAAATACCATTACCATCTTTTGAGAATTTTCTTTTAAAACTTTCTTTAAATACATTTTTTAAAAAATCTTCTCCAAATGGATATTCATATTCCCAAAAATATTCTTTATTTTCAAAAAATTTTGACATATTTATCACTTCTTTTCTATAAATATTATAATATATTTTTATAAAAAAATCAAATGATAAATAAAAAATGGAGCGGAATATCGGTTATGCTCCGATACCTAGACATTGGCAATGTCTTATTCTACTACTAAACTAATCCCGCATGGAGTCCGGAACGGGAGTCGAACCCGCATTATCAGTTTGGAAAACTGAAGTCCTAACCATTGAACGATCCAGACAAAAAATGGTGCTGGCCGAGGGAATCGAACCCCCAACCTACTGATTTGTTCACCAATGCTACCTTTCTTCTTTTAGTTTTTCAATTTGCAAAGATAATTCATAATCTTTAGCAAAAGAAATTCCTTTGGTTTGTCCATTCGCAGGTGGTTGAAATCTTAAAGTCTTTTCAACTGAACACTCTGCAATAGGAATTAAATAGCAGATATTATCATAAAAAGTGGCAAAATAATCAATTTCTTCTGCAGTATATCTCCTATTTTGAGAACCTTGAGTATTAACTCTAGTACTTCTACAAGAAAAACTTATAGCCCCATCAGTTCCCTTTTTAGGAGATGCAGTTTTTACTTGCACTTTGATTAAAATGCCATTGATATCTGCAATAAAATCATATCTTGAATTTTCTCCATAAGGGATACTAACATGGTATCCTAATTGATTAAATGCTGTTATACATTGTAATTCGGTTACTATACCTTTTTGTTTACTTTCTAACATAAATACACCTTTTATAGTTTGGTGAACAAATCAGTTGCGCTACCTATTGCGCCAGGCCAGCATATGGACCACAGAGCTGGATTTGCACCAGCATACATGAGATTTTCCCTATTTATTACCTCCACCCGCTAGATTCAGGTATCGGATAGCTGTTACCGATTATATCTGTGGATAAACAAGTGCGTTTCCGCACTTTCCGCTCCTTTAACACTAGGTCAATGAGCTATGTAAAGCTATGTTCTTTACTTGGCTAAGTTTTTTTCACTCTCTTATACCTCTTACTCGGTGGAGTTCTTCAGGGTTGCATTTAAACCTTAATTTAATAAGTAAAAACCCCGTACATATTATTTAAGAATTAAGACTTCAATAGTAAGCTTGACTTCTTTATAAGAAACATATTTCTTTCTTTCCTTGTTGTTTGAACTTTCCTAATTTATATTGCGGTATTCAGCCCTCAAACTGTACCTGGTCCCGCATATTATATAATTATTATATCATAAAAATTTTTAACTGTCAATATTTTCTTCTTCATTTTCAATTATTTTTTAATTTTAAATTTAACATCAGTAAAATCATTTTCATCTAAAATAATTTTACATTGATTATATGCTGATTCAACTTTTGCAATAGCATCTTCTTCAGAATCAGCTTCGACTTCTACTTTCTTTTTTAAAGTCTCGATAATAGTTACATAATATATGTTTTTATTTTCTTTTTCTTCTGTAAATAAACTCATATTTTAACAACTTCCTTTCCCTTTTCCTATTTATATTTTATAATATTATTTATTAATAATCAATAAATAAAATAATTGGGAGCAGAGAGTTCTTTAATGTGAGCTCTAAATATCTAGAGATTAATAAGTAGTCTCCTCTACTATCACTAAGCTCCCCTTTAGCTTTACAGAAAGAAGGCTATAGATAGATAAAAAATATCTATCTATATATATCTTATTTTTTGCTTTTATAAATATACAAAAAATGACCTTTTTATATATTTATAAAAATAAAAATAAAATTCGCGGCGGCTGCCTCATACTCATTAACCTAGATTAATTTTCTTTAGCCTACCGCCGCATGTATATTGTAGGAAAAAATCAATGCTTTATTTTTATGAATTTAGTTTACTATATAGAGCATATATTTTTCTAAAAGAGCGACTTTTATACTTATTCTATGCTTATGAGATGCTATCGTTCTGCAGAAGGATAGGTACCGTTAACAAGACTCCTATTTTATTAGGAGGTCGAGCTAAATTCAACCATTAATATACATTTGTAATTTTTCTTATTAAAAATAAAGAACTTAGGTTGGAATTTGTACCAAAATTACAAAGATAAATTCTAGTTCCCGCTAATTAGCATTATAAATATTACTAAAGACAATAGCATCAAAAAAGTAAACCTTTACACTCCTAGAAGTTATATTACTTCTCTTTTTATATTTGCTAAAACTTTTTTCATATTTACATTTATATTATATATTATTTTTTAATTAATATCAACCTTTTGTTTGAAAAGCTTGTCATGCTTGACTAGGACTACCATATCTATTTTTTATATATTTTAAACCCCATCTAATTTGCGTATATCCATTAGTATAGTAATCAGATCCCTCACTTGCCATTTTTGAGGCGGGAAGTGCTTGTGGGATCCCATGCGCGCCAGAAGATTTATTATGCGCATTTGGATTTCATCCGCTTTCTCTATTTCATAAATTAACCAAACATTCAAAATCATAATCTGTTCATCCATAACTGTTAATAACTAAATTATATGCATAATTTTGTAAATCATTTCTATTATAATTATAATTTACAGTTTTATTTTTTGCTACTTGTTTTGATTGTTCTTTCTTTGGTTCTTCAATAACTATTTTATTTTTAGAAATATATTTACTATCTACAAAATAAATATGATTATTTAATAATATAGTTGTTCATTTATCAAAAATTCCTACTTTATTTAAAGTAGTGTTTATTTTTACAATTTTAACTACTTTACTTGTTAAAAAAGGTTTTTCTCTAATACTAATAGTAGTACTAGCATAAACTTTTTCAGTATCAACCTTTATCTTTTCTTGATATAAAGGGATATGTAAATTTATTGGAGTTCAAGAAATAGAAATTACTTCTTTTGGTTTTTGCATCATTTCTAAACTTAATAAAATTATTGTAAAAACTATAATTAAAATTATAGTTGCAAACATAAAATCTTTTTCTTTCATTTTATAACCCCAATGCTTTTAATAAATCATTTATATTTTGTTGTTCTTCTATAGATGGTTCAACAGTATTAGACACTGAAGTATTTGTATCTACTTTTTGTTCTGTTGCGGAATCGCCAGGTAAGGCATTATCATCTCCAGGATTAACATTTTCTTTTGCCGCAGTTAATGTTACTTTTATTTGGACTTCTTCTCCATTTTCCATTATTGGAATTCTAATTTCTTTACCGTCATTATATATAAATGCCCCATCAAAATTTTCTAATATTTTTTTAAATATTTCTGCTTTTGCAATTTGTCCTTTAGCCATTATTTTTTATATCCTCCTTATTATTATCTAAAGTAATTCTTAAATTTGCTTTTTCTAAAGTTTGAGATAATTCAATCATATGCTCACAAATATGACAAGGACTACCTTTCATACATTTTCTTTCACATTTAATACGAGCTTCTGCAAATCGTGGAGCCAATGTCATACTATTAATTTCATCACTTAAACCTATGATTATTTCTCCTAATGATCCAGACCATTTTTTATCTTCTGCATAAATATTATAATAAATTTCTTGTTTATTTTCTTCTCCATAGAATTCACATACATCAACATATGGTTCATAAATCGGAATATCTTCAGGTCTTATCCAAAATTTTAATTTATCTAAACTATTTTTATATATAGATTGCGCTACATTTGGAAAAACTCTAATTTGAATATTTTTATCATGAGCCATTTTAGCAATTTTATCTAGTTCAAATCCAAGACTCTCTGTTATAATTAAATCAGTTACTCCATAATTTAAATATGTTATTATTGTATCTCAATTATTTATCATAGTTCCAAAATAAATATTTTTATTTGAATATTTTTCTTTAATTGCCATACACATTGCTTCATCTCAATTTGGTAGTCTAACAAAAATATTGTTTAAATCTAATGACAAACAATAGTCAATATAACCTTTTGTTAGTCCTTCATTCCAATCATTAATACATAAATTAATTCTTTGGTTATTATGTTGTTGACAAAATTCAATAATTTCATCTAATTTTATTTTATCTATTGGGATATTTATTTCATCAACTTTATTATATATGTCTGAATTATTTCCATAAAAATTAATACAATATTTCATTTATATTCTCCTATCATGTTAAAAAAGTGTGTATATTTACACACTTCTTTTTATTTAAGCAATTTTATATGCTTTTTTAATTTTCTTATCTTCTGTTGTTATATCAGACTTTTCAGCTAAACCTAAATCTACTAATTGAGTTAAACGAGCTCTAACTTTTGCAATTGTAGCATCTTCAAAATCTAACTGAGCAAGAATTTCATCTGCTGTTTGATAATCATTTGTTAACTTAGCTTGAACAAGTTTTCTTAAATCATCGCCTTCTTCTTTCTTTTTAGCGGCATTTAATTTTGCTTTGTCAGCTTTGTTTTTTAATGATTCAATTTGAGAATTAAGGAAGTATATTAATTCATTTTTATTTTCTATATTTGAATTTTCTACTACTGTAATTAATTGCATTAAATATTCTTGTTTTGTTATCTTCTTTTCTTTTTCCATATTGTTCTTCCTCCTTTTCTTATTTATATTTTACAACAATTTTTTCTTTTTGTCAATATTAAAAATGTCTATTAATATAATCTAATAATTCATGTTCATCAGAAATAGTTAGTTCATCAAGAGAACGACCTAAAGATTTAACTATATATTCTAACACAAATAATGTAGATGGATAAGGTGGATTATTAATATAATCAATCAAAAATTGTTTATTATTATTTAATGCATCTTTAATTAAATCTTTTAATTCTAAACTATTTAAAATATTGGTACTTATACCATCTAAAATAGAATTATCTCCTCTTGCACTTATATCACATGGGTTATGAAAATTAAACATTTTTATTACTTCTTTCTTATTTATATTTTATAATATATTTTAATAAAAAGCAATAGCAAAATTATTTGACTATAAAAATATTTTATATTATAATAAAGAGAACGCATATATATATTAATAAGGAAAGGCGGCCGCCCAAAGATTCATGAACCGCGGTTGCCGCATTCTTCTTTATTGAAAAATTAATAAAAATATTATACAATATGTATATAAAATATATATGGAAAGGAGTATTGATTAATGAATTTTTATACAGACGAATTTTACTGCACCCAATGTGGGCAAAAAGGAATTAATATTATTAGAGATTCAAGTCGTCAAAGAGAGCCAGGACATCTAAAAAAATTATATTGCTTACATTGTAAAAAAGAAACTAACCATGCAGAAATTAGGGAAATTGGAGGATATACAAAAGAAGATTTTGAAAAAGAATATGAATTAGGAAGATTTTTACCAGATGGGACAAAACTACCTATTAATAGTTTATTAATATGCTCAAAAACAGATTGCCCTTTTAATGTAAATGGTAGATGCTGGAATAGTAATAATAGTTATTCTTGTAGACATAAAGTATAATTTGAAAAATAAGAATTTTTTATTTACAATAAAATTAGAAAGGAATGACTAAAATTGAAACATAATAATTATAAATTAAAATATTCTAATTTTAATACAATAACAAAATCTTCTTATGTTATTATTTCTACATATTTAGGAGATTTTGATGGATCATGTAAATTGCATCAAGAAGATGAAGATATTCAATCTAATTATTTTGGGTGTCAAATTGCAGAAATGAGAGCAATATTAAAATTTTTAAAATTACAAAAATTAATATTAAAAAATAATTATTCTACATTAGAAAATTTTAATAATGATTTGATTAAGATGAATGATTATAATAAAAATAGTGTAGAGGCTCGTCAACTTAGAAAACGCATGTATATAATTAAATCTCAATTAATTAATAAAGATGTGCAAATTAAAAATTTATCAAATAAAATATATAATGATATTTCAAATTATCGTGCTATAAAAGAAAAATTTGATAATAAAATTAAGAATAAATAATATATAATAATATATTATTTTTTTTATATAGAAATAGGTGGTATATATGAAGCAATTTATTACTATTTATACAGATGGAGCTTGTAGCGGTAATCCAGGCAATGGAGCTTGAAGTTGTATAGTTTATAATAATAATACTCGCACTATAACAGATGCTTTTGTTGGTAGCGAAAATGAGTATTTAGAAGGACATTTATATACAAGAGATAATACAACTAATAATCGTATGGAATTAATGGGATTATTAAAAGCATTAGAATTAGCAACTACTAAATATATAAATAACACTTGTTTGATTTATTGTGATAGTTCATATGTAGTAAATATATTTAATGAATGAATTTATGACTGAGCTGCAAATAATTGAATTAATAGTTCAAAGCAAGAAGTAAAAAATTTAGATTTAATTAAACCATTATATGAATATGCAATAAAAGAATTTCCAAATTACAGACTATATAAAATAACAGGACATAATAATATTATAGGAAATGAACTTGCAGATGCTTATGCAACTGCACATAAAAGTGGAAATACAGAAAAATTAACTAAAATTATTAAAGAAAATGAGATTACTCTTGTCATAGAGTAATTTTTTGATTTTAGAGGAAAATTTTAATATAATTTACTTAGAAGAATTTATAGAAAGGAAAAAATTAAGATGACTTTAGAATTTTATGAAATAGATTATATATCAAAAGGTTGTTTTTTAAAAGGGAAAATTGAATTAAAAGAAGATTTAAATATTAATGAATTTAATGAATATTATCAAAATAATTATTTGTATAATGAAAAACCTTTTAAAAATTTTGAAATTGATAATATTTATTATATTATAAAAAATAATAATAAACCTTTTGGAGTTATATCTTTACATAAGGGTTTCACTTTTATAGATTGTCCTGAGCATGATGAAAGAGTTATTATAAAAAGAGCTTTTCCTAATATAAAATGTAATATTATTGGAGAAAAATAATTAAAAATATTAAATCTCTATCTTCAAAAGGACATAGTTTTTCAATATTTTTATTATAATTTTTATATATTATTGAAAAAGGAGAATAATTTATGGAAAATTATACAATTTATATGCATAAAAATAAAATTAATGGGAAAATTTATATTGGTCAAACTAAACAAAAACCTGAAAAAAGATGGGATGGCGGAAGAGGTTATATAGATTGTTCAAAATTTTATAATGCAATTTTAAAATATGGATGAGATAATTTTGAACATATTATATTATTTCAAAATTTAACTTTTGAACAAGCAAATTTAAAAGAAGAACAATTAATTGCTTATTATAATACAACAAATGATAATTTTGGATATAATATAAAAAAAGGAGGCCAAAATAAAAATCATTCAGAAGAGACAAAAAGAAAAATAGGACAAGCTAATAAAATTTCTTTAAAAGGAAACAAATGAAGTAAAGAACAAAAAGAAATTATTTCTAAAATGTTTACTGGAGAAGGAAACCCTTTTTATGGAAAACATCATACGGAAGAAACTAAAAAACTAATTTCTGAACATAGAAAAGGAAAACTTTCTGGGAGTGAACATCCAATGTATGGAAAACATCATAGTAAACAAGATTTAGAAAAAATGTCAGAAAATAGAAAAAGTAAAGGTGGAAAAAAAGTTATTTGTATAGAAACAGGAGAAATATTTAATTGCATGATGGATGCAGCGAGACAATGTGGATTAAAAACCTCAGCTGGAATTGGACAATGTTGTATTGGAAAAGCTAAGTCTGCAGGTAAAAATCCTATAACACAAAAACCTTTACATTGAAAATTTATAGATTAAAAAGAAAGGAAAATTATAATGCAAGATAAAACTCTTTATAATAAAGATAGTATAGAAAGTTTAGACCCACTTCAATTTACCCGTCTTAAACCTGGTGTTTACGCTGGTGACACAACATATTCAACACAACTATTAGTTGAAATTTTATCTAATGCTGTTGATGAATTTAGATTAGGTCATGGTAAACAAATAGATATAAAAATTAAAAATAAAGATAAAGATACTCAAATAGAAGTTAGAGATTATGGTCAAGGCTTTATTCCTAATGAATATAGAGAAGATGGAAAAACAGTTCTTGAAGCTGCTTTTAGTGTTTTAAATACTTCAGGTAAATATCGTGAAGATGGAACATATGAAGGAACTTCTTTAGGTAGTTTTGGTATCGGATCTAAAATCACTACATTTTTATCTCATACTTTAGATGTTAAAACTTGGAGAGATTCAGAAGTTGAACATATACAATTTGTAGAAGGTGTATTTAATAAAAGAGAAAGCGAAACTTATCGTGATCCCGCATTAACAGGCACATCAGTTATTTGGACTCCAAGTGAAGAATTTTTTACTCATACTTCAGTAGAAGAAAATAAAGTAAAAGATTTAGTTAATACAATTAGTTGTTTATGTCCTGGACTTACAATTAACTTAACTATTGATGGAATAACTGAAAAATATGAATCTCAACATGGATTAAACGATTTAGTTGATGAAGCTGTAAAAAATAAAGAAATTATATCAAATAGATTTAACATGAGATATGCAGAAGGAAAAGAAAAATTAGACATGGTATTAACATATACATCTAATTATTCATTAACATTAATTCCTTATGTAAATACAGGTCTTACAGAGAAAGGCCCTCATATAACACAAGTTAAAACTATAATTACAAGAGAATTTAATAAATTCTTTAAAGATAAAAAATGGTTAAAAGATAAAGAAGAAAATTTAACAGGTGATGATATACAAGAGGGTATGTATATAGTATTTAATATGACTGCCCCTAATGTTGCATATGATGCGCAAGTAAAATCAACTGTTACTAAATTAGATATGAGTAATTTTTCTACTGTTATTGCTACTAATTTACAATATTGGTTAGTTAATAATGAAAAAGAAATTAAAACTATTTTTGATAAGGCGGCGGCCGCTCGTAAAGCCAGAGAGGCAGCTAAAAATGCTCGTGAGAGAGTAAGAGAAACTAATAAGAAAAAAGAAAAAGCATTAAAATTTGACAGTAAACTTGCTGATTGTTATTCAAAAGATAGAAGTAAATGTGAAATATATATTACAGAAGGAGATTCAGCAAGTGGTAACTTAAAATCAGCAAGAGATAATGAGTTTCAAGCAGTAATGCCTGTTCGTGGAAAAATACTTAATACACAAAAAGCAAGTTTAGATAAAATACAAAAAAATGCGGAAATTATGACTATGATAGATGCATTTGGATTATATATTGATACTAAAACAATGCAAGTAACTTATGATAAAGATAGTTTAAGATATGGAAAAATTATTATTGAATCAGATGCGGATGTCGACGGTGAACCAAGCGTTAGTGCCGATGAAAGACTTTTCGCCTAACCAGGCGGGTATTATTTGGACAATCTTAATTTATGTGATATGTACATTTCTCATATAATATTAAGAAGAGAAAAATAATGCTAACGGGGAATCCTA